CAGACGGCGATGGGCTGTCTTGCGCAAGTCCAAGAAATCTGCCAGGATGTTGATTACCCAGTTGCGCACTGATGATTTGCTTGAGGCGGATTTGTCTGAGCTTCAGGACTTGAAATGCCCGGTCAGGGTCGCCTACATCGTTTCTCGCGATGTTAGGCGTAAAATGAAAAATCCAAAATATAGTCCTGCCAACGAATTAGTTGCATGGGATGTGGCTCAGAAATCCAGGCCAGAGGGTATGCGAGCAGCAGATTGGAACAGAACCGTGCCACTATTAGTAAAACTCGTCTTTATGCGTGACCATGCTGAGGAAGCTGCAGACAGCGTCTTCTCCATGATGGGTGAGTGGGTGGAGAGGGAAGGTCACAAATAGTGGTGCCGAGTCGTGCTTAGTGGATATGAGGCAGAAGTGGCTCTCTGTCATGAAAACATTAAGGTCCTACGCGATTTCGGTAAGCGGAAAGTCAGGAATGCATACGGTTATGTTCGTGGGGTAGTGGGTGATAACGTGTTCTTCTATAATAATAGTCTCAGTGTAGGGTTGAGGGCCCTCACTGAGCGGTTGTACTATGTGAAGGGGCAGGATGGGTTTGTTCCCTGCCCCCGACCGACAGCCTCTTTCACCACTTTACGTAAGTTCAGAGATGCCGTAGTGCGTAACTTGCCTGAACGACCCCCAGTGTGGACAAACTTGCAGTTTGTCCAGAGCTACACTGGGCCGAAGTTCAAGAGTTACATGAACGCACTCAACAACCTAACACTGCGCGGTGTTAGGCGCCAGTATGGATACTGGAAAACTTTCATCAAGGCTGAGTTTTATAACGGTACAACCAAGTCAAATCCTTGCCCTAGGTTGATTCAGCCTAGATCCACCGAGTATAACATCCTGATAGGCAGGTATTTAAAACCTGCTGAGAAACTCATATACAAGGCAATTGATCGCGTGTTTGGTTATCACGTTGTGATGAAATGTGATAATCCATGGCAGCGAGCGAAGACCATTGTACAATACTGGAATGAGTTCTCTAATCCAGTCTTTGTTGGGTTGGACGCTTCGCGCTTTGACCAACACGTGTCTGCAGAAGCCTTGAGTTATGAGCACAGTTTATACAACAAGATATTCGCGAGCAAGGAATTAGAAGAGTTTCTGCGTTGGCAGATAAACAATGTAGGGTACGCAAATTTTAGTGATGGATCCTTGAAGTACACGGTTCAAGGAGTGCGAGGATCTGGAGATATGAATACCGCACTAGGGAATGTTTTCCTTATGTGTTCCATCACGCACCATTATCTTGAAGGGTTAGGTATAAAATACCGGTTCATCAATGATGGAGATGATTGTGGAGTCTTCTTGGAGGCTTCTAATTTGCATCTCCTAGACGATCTACCTGCTCACCATTTAGCTTATGGCTTTGAAATGGATGTAGAAGACCCTGTTTATGAGTTAGAACACGTCGAGTTCTGTCAGAGCAGGCCCATTAATTTGGGAGACGGAAACTGGATGATGGTGAGGAATATTCACAAGGCAATACAAAATGATTGGCTCAATGTGAACTCGGTGGACTATGCATCGCTCAATGATCGCCTTGCCGCTACAGGCCGGTGTGGGCTTGCACTGTACGCTGATGTTCCGGTATTGGGAGCCATGTATGAGAAGATGGCATCTGTGACACACGACCCCGTTGTGGTGGATCGCTTGTTGTCCAGCCATTTTAGTGGAGTTGGAAGGACTTGGCGGATGTTTGCTTCTCAGCATCGAGCCTATCCCGTGGTCCTTACCGAAGCCCGGGCTTCACTATTTAAGGCGTTTGGATTATTGCCCTCCTACCAAGAACAATTGGAAGAGGAGTTCCGGGCCTTCATTCTACCCCAGAGTGAAAAAGTGAATTTTGTGACAGACCCCAAATCTAGCGTGCAGTACTACGTTGACAGAATTATTTAATCAGTAACATGGCACGAACTAGGAAGGCATTGAGACAGAAGAGGGCTCGGCGTGTGCCAAGACCTGTATCTGATCCTGATGATTTGGATATGCATGCTGTTCAAGCAGCTAATATGTTGGTTGATCCATGTAATGCTAACTTGGTCCCCACTGTTTATAATGGTGACCGTGGTTATATTAATAGGTTCAATTCTGCATTTAGCGCTGGTAATGGTACTGGTGAGACTTGTTGGATGCTCGCCTTTAAGCCTGGTATTGGAGTGATGTGGAATATTGGTGATGCTTCAAGCTCCACCAATAAGACCATTGGGTACTCAGATACACAGTTCCCTGGTGCAGGATTTTTGAATTCTAATGCTACCAAGGCTAGAACTGCTGGGTTCTGTGTGACCCTTCGTCCTAATTCCGCCCCCAATACAGCAACTGGGCAGATCTATTACGGAATTATTCCGAGTTCTGTCCTGGTTGAGGGTGGAACAGTTAATGCAGATAATGCCATCCGCTTGTGTACTGAGAGCGTGTCGGTGGCACAGACCCTTATGCAACCATTGGAGATTCGCTGGAGTCCAGGCATTTTCGATGAGAAGTATGCGCCTGTGTCTAGCATTACTTCCGATGATGACAGTGATCGCAATACCTTAGTAGTTGTAGGAGTTGGATTTCCTGCGGCTTCCGGGACTAATGTGCGTGCAACTGTTATTCATGAGTGGAGTTCCAATGTGAATGTCTTGACGGATGCCACCAATGTTAAGCCATCTAGATGCGACATTAATTGTGTGTTGCGCAATTTGAAACGCAAAGACCCCTCTTGGTGGTGGTCATTGGGTAAGAAGGTAGTTAAGGCCGGTAAGGATGTGACGTTGGCATATTATGCTGGCGGTCCAATTGGAGCTACCACCGCATTAGCAAAGTATTTGTGACTTTGAACGAAGGAAAACCAATAATAGTACAGAACTTGACTGTTGGGTTGGATTTTCTGGTAGGTTGTCTTTTCTGGGCATAAGCGGAGTCTACGCTTGGGGGAGCGTTAACAAGGACTCTAGCGAGATGCAGGGTAAGACAGTTGGTTCTCATTGAAGCCAGTGGTAGTGATGCCACGAAAATTGACGACAAGCAGAAATCTGCGCGCACAGTGGGGTGCTTGTCGAGTTCATGTGTTAGGACACATTGAAATCCCT